CGCCACCCTGCCGACCGGCGCCTCGGGCGTGCCTGGCACCTCATTCGCCGCTCTCGGCGGCTCGGCGATGAAGCTGAAGCTGTTCTCCACGGCCAGTACCGGCTCCTCGGCAGGCACCGAGCTGACCGGCACCGGGTACACCACAGGCGGCACCGCCTTCTCCACCCAGTCGGCAGCCAGCTCAGCCGGGTCGAACGTCACGTGCCCGCACACCACCGCCATCTCCTGGACCAACGGCTCCGGGTCCTCGTGGACCATCGTGTCACTGGAGATCGTGGACTCCACCCCGCTGCGGGTCTGGTTCGGCGCCTGGAACGGACAGCCGATCACCGTGGCCAACGGCAACACATTCCAGGTGGCGGCTGAGGCGATTTCTGCTGGCGGTATGTGACCGGGGCAGTGGCTAGCTGGCTGATGGCGCCGACCTTGATTAGCCAGGAGGCTGCCCGGGACCGGAGGTAAGTCAATGGCTGCTCCGGCGCGAGCCGCCTGGGTTCTCCTTCGCTTCTCGCTGGCCCTCATGCTGGCTTTGGCGTGCCCGCGGCGGTTCCGGCCGCCACCGCCGCCTGCTGTCCTTCCCTGGGTGCTGACCCGGCGTTACCTGAAGACCTGGGGGCGCGGCGAACGCCACCCTGGCATGATCATCGGATATTTGCGCTCCGGGCGCCCGGTCCGGCTTATCGCCGGCGGCGCAGGCGTCGCGTTCGACGCCGCCGGGCCGTCCTCAGCGGGCACCTCCAGCGCCACCAGTCCGCTGACGTGGACCCATACCCCCGCCGGAACGCCGTCAGCGGTATACGCGGGCCTCGCCGTCAGCAACAACGGAGGCGCTGCCGACACCGCCTATGCCACAGCCGCCACGTACGGCGGCACGGCGATGACCTCGATGGGCAAGCAGTCCAGCGGGTTCACCGGGCTGACCGGCACCGCCGGGTTCGTTGAAGTCTTCAGGATCGACGCCCCGGCGGCCGGTGCGCAGACCGTCACGATCACCGTGACCGGCGCCACGTTTGACGTGATCACCGGCGGGTCGGTGTCCGTCACCGGGTCTGGCGGAGAAAGCGCCACCGTCACCGGCTTCGCTCAGTTCGTCGCCGGCGCGACGATCACCGTGCCCAGCACTACGTCAGGGAACCTGTGCCTGGCGTTCATGACATGCGGAGCGGGCGGCGTCGCGTTCACCACCGGCACCAAACGGTACGAAAAGGACGCCGGCACGAACTCCGCCGCCGGCAACACCGCCGCCGGCACCAACCCTTCCTCGGCTGGCACCACCAGCCTGGTCTGGACCCAGGCCAACGACTTCTACGGCGCTATCGCTTTCGAAGTCCAGGCTCCGTCAGCGCTGGCCGTAGCCACTACGGCGCTCCCCGCGGCAGCCACGAGCATCACCTACTCCCAGACGCTGGCCGCTTCCGGCGGGGCCCCCCCGTACACCTGGTCGGTATCGTCCGGGGCACTGCCGTCCTGGGCATCGCTAAACTCATCGACTGGAGCCGTCACCGGCACCCCGTCCTCCGGCCAAGGCGGCTCTGCGTTCACCGTCGAAGTGACCGACAGCGTGGCGGCCACGGCTACCCAGCCGCTTACCCTGGCTGTGCACCTGCCGGTGACACTGGTCGGCAGTGCCGGCAAAGCCAGCGGTACGTCGAGCCCGCTTACCGCCGTCTACGGCCAGGCCCCGACCGCAGGCAGCTTGCTGCTGGCTATCGTCTCAGCCGGGTCAACGACTGCGGAGACGCCGAATATCTCCACCAGCGCTACAGGCTGGTCCCGGCTCATTTCAGGCAGCGTCGGGAACAATCCGTCCGGCACGTCCAAGGCTGTAGTTGACGCCTGGGTCAAGACCGCCGCAGGGAGCGATGCCGCGCCCACGTTCACCCAGACGCTCTCCGGTACCCCGGTACTGACCTGCTTCATGTATGAACTGGCCGGCGCGAACCTGACGTCTCCGCTTGACGTCTCTGCCGTTCAGCAGACCGGCAGCGGCACGGGAACCGTCGCGTTCTCTATCACCACCGGAATCCTGGGTGCCTACGGCGAGTTCGCGGTTTCCGTCTTCGCCCAGGAACGCGCTAGCGCCACGCTCACCTGGACTGAGACCGGCTCTGGATGGACAAGCCAGGGCAAGCTGCCCGCCTCCGGAGCAGCTGTCCTGTTCACCCAGTCCAACAGCCAGGCCTCAGCCGGGCCCGCCGCGCTTGCCGATGCCGGGCACTGGTCAACGCAGGGCACCGCTCTAGGCGCGGGCCTCATCATCGCCATCCAGGGCGTGGCAGTGACCGGCGCAGGCGCGGCTATCGCCGGAACCGCATCGCTGAGTACCGCCGCGGCTCAAGCAGCGGGCGCGACCCTGACCGCGGCCGGGTCACTGACCGCCACGCAAGGCCCGCTGGTCATCACCGGCCTCGCTGGCGGCGGCACCGGGTATTTCGCTGACCAGAACGGCAGCCCGCGGTTCTTGCTGGGCGACAACCCGTGGGGGCTGATCCCCAACGCGGGCCGGTGGGCGGGCACGTACCAGACCGACATCGACACGTACTGCAACGCCCGCGGCGGTCAGGGTTTCACCGCCATCTACCTTGACCCGCTCGGCAACTCAGAAAACGGCGGCGCTTTCGCGGACGGCCGCACCTGGGACGGCGTGTTCCCGTTCACGGTCAACGGCACTGCAGCCACGACCGCCGGGGTAGCGGGCTCGGCGGCGATCGGGCTGAACAGCACATTCTGGGCCAGGGTCGATTACTTCCTGACCGCATGCGCACGTAACGGCATGACGGCCATGCTCAATATCGGCTACAACGGCCCCGGAGATTTCGCCACGGGCGGAGCGCTAACCTCACTGACCGCAACCCAGTTCGGCCAGTACGGCGCCGCTCTCGCTGCCCGGTACGCGACCACCAAGAACATAATCTGGATGGTCGGGAATGACTATTTCGGCAATTCTGGCGGCACGCTCGGAAGCGGGGGCGGAAGCCCCGGAGCAACGGACACGCTATATGAATCGCTGCTGACCGGGCTGCGCGGCGGCGGCGATACGCACATCATCAGCATCCACAATTACGCGGAATCTGATTCCCGTGAAGACCTCGGTACGGGTACCACCGGCACGGTCCAGTACTGGGGGAATAACCATGCCGCCTTTAACGGGAATTACACATATAACCTCACGTACCTAGGTATAGAGGACGCCTGGGGCGAGCCTGATCCTATTCCGGTTATCCAGCTCGACGGGTATTTTTACCAGGGCGGCCCGCTTTACGCAGGCGGCACTGGTTCTACAGCTTTTGACCGGGCTTTCAGGCAGGACGCCTGGCACGCGATCACGTCGGGCGCCCGCGGTGTCGTGCAAGGTTCTGAGTCAACCTGGCAATGGGCCGCTACCGCGCTGGCTGCTTCCTCTACCGACTGGTTCTACGCCAACAACGCCGCGAACATCCGCACGCTGGTCGAATCGCTGCCCGGCTGGCAGGCCCTGATGCCGGACACCGCATCGGCGCTGGTCACCAGCGGCCGGGGCTCGCGGGCGGCCACGTTCGTCTCGGGCGGCGGTTCCGGCCAGTACGAAGCCGCGACGACCGATTCGTTCGTCACCGCGAGCCGGACCCCGGACAGCGGCTCGGGTTCCAGCCTGGCACTGATCTACCTGTCGCACGCCACGACCATCGGCATTGACCAGGCCAAGATGGTCTCCGGATACCAGGCGTACCGGGGGGACCCGATCACCGGGGCGAAAACCTCAGTCACGGCCGGTTCGTCGTACAACTCCAGCACCTGGGGAAACAACAGCCAGGGCGACCCGGACTGGGTGCTCATCCTCGCTGCCCCGACTGCCCTGCAGGGCATCGCCACGCTGCCCGCCCGGGGGTCGGTTGCCACGGCAGCCACTCAGAGCGCGGGCGCGGCTCTCAGCGCCGCCGGATCGGCTGCCACAGCCGCCACCCAGGGTGCGGGCACGGCCTTCGGTGCGGCAGCTTCGCTTGGTAATGCCGCCGTCCAGGATGCCGGAGGCCTGCTCGGCGGCGCTGGATCGCTAGCCCCGGCTGCCCTGCAGGGCGCCGTTACCGCCCTGGCCGCGGCCGGGTCACTAGCCAGCACAGAAATGCTCGGCGCGATCACTGCCCTGGGCGCGGCCGGGTCACTAGCCAGCGCAGAAATGCTCGGCGCGCCCGCAGGACTGGCGGCTGCCGGATCACTGGCCGCCGCAGCAGCCCAGAGTGCGGGCGTCACGCTTGGCGCGGCTGGCTCACTGGCAGCCACGGCAGCCCAGAACGCAATTGTCACGCTCAGCGCGACGGGATCGCTGAATGCTGTCACGATCCAGGGTGCAGGCGTTACGCTCGGCGCGGCTGGGTCGCTCGGTACGGTCACGATCCAGGGTGCGGGCGGCACGCTCGGCGCGGCTGGGTCGCTCGGTACGGTCACGATCCAGGGTGCGGGCGGCACGCTCGGCGCGGCGGGGATGCTGGCTACAGCGGGCGTCCTCAGCGCGCCTGCGGTCCTGATGGCGGCAGGGTCTGCGGGCAACGGCGCCGGCCAGGGCGCGGGGGCAACGACCGGGGCCGCGGGATCGCTGGCGGCAGCTTCGGTCATGGGTTCCGTGCTCAGCGGCGGGGGTTCGCTGGGTACCGCAGCGGCTCTGGCCGCGCCTGCAGCCTTGGCGGCAGCCGGATCACTGAGTACCGCGGTTATCCTGAGCGCTGGTGTCACGCTCGGCGGTGCGGCATCACTGGGCGTCATGGCGGTCCAGGCAGCGCTTGTCACGCTGAGCGCGACAGGTTCTCTGGGTGACGTCGCGACACAGGGCGCAGCTGGTTCGCTCGGGGGTGCGGGAGCGCTGTCGGCCGCCGGTGTCCTCGGCGCGATTACCGCCCTGGCCGCGGCCGGGTCACTGACCGGAACCCCGGCGGGCGGCGCGGTGCTCAGCGGGGCTGGCTCGCTGGCCGCGCCCGCGGTAATCGCCGGGGTACCCGCTGTGCTGGCCGCGGCCGGGCTCCTGGCTGCTTCCTCAGCCGTGGCGGCCCCGGCTGCTCTAGCCGCAGCGGGCTCGCTGACCGCGGCGGCGGTGCTCAGTGCTATCACGACACTGACTGCAGCCGGGTCGCTCAGCGCCAATCCGGCCAGCGGTTCCGGCCTGGCTGCCGCTGGCTCGCTGGCAGCGGTATCCGCGATCGCAGCTCCGGCGGCCTTGGCCGCGGCCGGATCGCTTGGCAGCGTTTCCGTTCAGGGCCCGGGTGGAATCCTCAGCAGTGCGGGATCGCTCGCGAGCGCAGCCGCCCTCGGCGTCGTTACGACGATCGGCGCCGCAGGATCGCTCGGGGCGATCCCGTCCAGCGGGTCGGCGCTTGCTGCCGCGGGATCGCTCGCGAGCGCTGCCGTGCCCGGGGCGGTTACCTCGTTGAGCGCGACAGCTTCGCTCGCATCCGGAGGCGGCATCGCGGGCGCCGGCCTGCTCGGTGCAGCCGGAGCGCTGACCGCGGCCGGGGCTGCCGCCGGCGGTGCCGGAGCCGTGCTCGGGGCTGCCGGGTCACTCGGCTCCGGCACTGTACTGCGATCTGCGGCAGCTCTGGGCGGGATCGCAGCCCTGATTACGCTGGCTGCGCAGCAAGGCGCCGGAGCACTGGCCGGCACCGCGAGGCTGACCGCGACGGGCCTGACTCATCCGCCGCAGGTGAAGGGCTTCAGCACCGCTTACGGTGTCACGAAGATTTCTGTGTCAGCGGCTTCAGTTACCGCACGCGGCACCGCGGTAGCTGGCGTGACCCAGCCGTTCCAGACCTTCCCCGGCGTATCCTGAAGACCAGGCCAGCCACCGGGCGTGCGGGGTCTCCGACGTGAGGAGCCCCGGATGACGGCCACGGTTTTCTACGATGACGTAAACGAAATCGCGCTGATCTCCAATACGTTCACCGATGCCGGCGGCGTTCCTGCTGACCCCACAGCGGTTTCATGCATCATCACCGACCCGGCTAACGTCGCGGTTACGCACACTTACGCCGGGCTCTCTCCGGCTGATGTCATCAAGGTAGGCACCGGCAAGTACACGCTGTCCGTGGCGTGCTCCCCGTCCGTACCAGGAGCGGACGGGCTGTGGGGTTTCGCGTGGGTCGGCACCGGAGCCGTCTCCGACGTCCAGCCGGGTACCTGGCGGGTTCTCCCGGCAGCCGCTTCCCAGCTGTGGTACGTCGGCCTGGAGGAGATGAACGACCGGCTCGGGATTACTGACGCCACGGACAACAGCAACATGCAGTTCGCCATTGCGGCATCCAGCGGGTGGCTGAACTCATATTGCGGACGCCATTTCAACCGGATCACCGAAACCCGGACTTTCGTACCTCAGGACATCTACGAACTGCGGATCGATGACGTCGTGTCGGTCAGCACGTTCAAGGTCGACTTCGACGGTGACGGAACTTATGAGCAGCCCTGGGTGCAGAACACTGACTATCAGCTTTACCTGGGAAAAGACACGTTCAACACCGGGTCTACCGGGCAGCCCCGGCCGTATGAGCACGTCCGGGTCATCAACTCCGGGGTCACGTTCCCGTACCTGTGGCCGCTCGCACCGGTTAACAGGGTGCAGATAGCCGCTACATGGGGCTGGCCCGCGGTGCCCTGGCAGGTACCCGAAGCCTGCCGGATCCTGTCCGCCGACGTGTTCAAATCCAAGGATGCCCCGTTCGGCGTGGCCGGGGTTTCCGATATCGGCATCGCAAGAATACAAAGTAACCCGTGGCTGGTAGAATTGCTGCGGCCGTTTATCCGCGGGCGGAAAAAGGTAGGCGTATGAGGCATATCCGGAAACACTCACGCACGCGCCGGATCCTGGTCGATTCTCATGACTTGCGCTTCGGCTTGTTCTGGGTCAAAGACCACAGTGCATGGCTGCACCTGCCCGGCGTGGTCATCCGGTTGAAAGGGGAAGTCTGATGACCGTAAGAAACGTGCTCACGACAGTTAACTGCAGCAGCCTGGTACCGGCCGTCATCCCCAAAGCGGGTGCCGGCGCTCGCGGCGGTACAGGTCACGGAAGCCGTGGCCGGTGAGGGTCGTCATCGAGGGCTGGGGCCGCAAGCTCATGGACCTGGAGCTGCTGGTCCCGCTGCATACCAGCAGCCCGGCGGCACCAGCGTCACCGCCACCGCCGCCGGCTTACGACACGCATTCGACCACCGCGGCGCACATCACGCAAGCCGATGATGGCGTGCACCACCCGTTCGGCTTCGCCCCGGTGATCAAGGCACGCGACGGCGGCTGACGATGGCCGCTGCGCCGAAACACCCGAGGGTTACCGCCAAGCAGCTCAAGGCCGATCAGGCTTCAGCCGCGAAAGGCCGCGCGGTGCAGAAGGCAACCCGGGCCGCGGCGATTGCCAAGACGGGCAAGCCGCCGCCGCGGTCCAAGAAACAGGCCGCCGCGTCAAAAGCGTGGGCTGCGGCCGGCCGGGCCGCCCAGGCCGCTACGCGCGCAGGCAAGACCCCGGTCAAGCCCAAGGCGGCCACGGCTGGGATCCCTCAAGCGAACTTGAGCGTTACGGGTGAACTACCAGGTAAAACGGCTATTCCATTGCACTTTCTGCCCGCCTGCGTCCCGGTTGCGCTGGCGGCCCACCTGCACGCGTTCACCGGGCTCTGGCTGCCAGACGAGGACGTCGCGGCCTGGTACAAGCTAGTCCAGCGTGGCCCTATTGGCGATCTGCTGGAATACGCTGCCGTGGAAGGGTTTTCCGGGCACCGGCTGAAGATCTTCCAGCGGTGTGACCCGGAACGGGCGTTGCCGGGGATGCTGTGCGGACTGCAGACGCCCGCGGGATACCATGCGGTCCTGGCGCATCCAGCCGGGGTGCTCACGTGGGGCATGGTCATGCCCTGGCCGGGCGCGCCAGCCGAAGCGTGGCACCTGGAATGGGAGGACCTGAGGTGAATGGCGCCCCTGAGCCTGAGTATGAGCCTGAGCCGCGCTCATGGCGCCCGCCGGATGCGCAGGCAGGCCCAGGCACTCCGCGGCCGGATGCACAGGCAGGCCCAGGCACTCCGCGGCCGGATGCGCAGGCAGGCCCAGACACTCCGCGGCCGGATGCCGAGCCGCCGGATTCCGGGCTGCCAGACCTGGAACAGCTGCTCAGCCAGGTTCAGGGTATCGATGCCGCCGGCGAGGAGCTGGTCGGCACCATGGCGGAGATCCATGCACGCTGGCACCGGGCCTGGCGCGAGACCGGTGAGTTCACCGACAGCCAGTGCTTCGAGCTGGTCCGCATCCTGGTTGCCGTATCGAGCGGCGGCTTGCACGCACTGGAGTTATCCTGGCTAGGCAGCGGGACGGACGGCCCGGCCCCAGGGCGCGAGATAGCGGAGTTCTCGCGTGCCCGTGCCCACGTCACCTCCGTCCCGGACTGATGCCGAGCTGCGCCAGCTCCGCGCCGAGATCCAAGCACTGAAACAGCTGGTCACAGACTCCCGGCTGCAGACCCAGCTTGTGCACCTGCACCTGCGGCGGATGACCTCGCTCCCAGTCCGGCATGGCTGGCTCAAGTATGTCGTCAAGGACCTGGAAACGAACCCGAAGACCCAGTACAAAGTGCACCTGTACGGCGCTGTTTACTGGCTGGTCAACTTCCCGCTGATCACGCTGCTGTTCTTCACCGAGCCGGCGCTGTGGCTCAAGCTGGGAATTTTCATCACGCTTATCTACAGCATATACGCGAACTTCAGCACGGACTATGGCGCCATGAGTTCAGCAATGGCGGCTTCGGGAATGCAGCTGCCGCCTGAAATACCACTGGAGCAGGTTCAGGCGAAGAACAATCCGGAGGCGTCAGGTGGCTAGCATCTTCATGGGCCATGGCGGTGACGGCTGGGACTCCTCGATCCCGGAATGCCCGTGCTGTTACGCTCGCGGCGGCGGCGGCCATGGCGGGTTCTGCCCGAATGCCGGCAAGCCGCAGGGCCAGTGGGTAAGCGCGCCCCCGCCGCACGTCCAGCGGCCAGCGCGCAGGTGGAAGGACTGACCGATGGCTAAGACTGTACTGTCCGGGTCGCGCGGCGTGCTGGAGATCGAGCGCGAGATGATCGCGGTGCACTACCTGAGCGATATCGACGCGCACTGGACGTACACTGACGCGGCCGGGCACCGGCACCATTGCGAATACGAGGCCGCTGACCACTACCCCACCCTGATCCGGGTCACCGATGAGGCGTACTGGTGCGGGAGCTGTAACGATGAACACGAAGAGGCCCACCTGGCATGCCGCCAGTGCGCGGAGCAGGTCGTCCCGGGCAGCACCGGACCTGGTGTCAAGTACATTCCCGGGCTGACCGTATGCACGTTCAACGGCGAACCGGTCAGCCTGGCGCGTGCTCAGGAGATCGCAGCCGGATGGCAGGCTGCCGGGAACACCCGTGGCTGACCTGCTGCTCGGCTCAGGGCCAGCCGGGATCTTCCCGGAACCGCACTGCCCGGTGCACGGCCAGATGCATGAGAACTTCGCCTGTGATACGTGGACTTGCGCCGGATTCGACGGTGAAGGCTGCGATCACGCTGTCCGGAACGAGGACCGGGAACGGGTGCTCACCGGTATCGCAAGGCAGCTGCGGGTCAAGGTCCGCCTGGATGATGCGCATGGCTGACCATCTCGTACGCCTGCGCACTGCGCTGCCCCGCCGGACCCGCTTGCGGCTATGGTTCACCAGCTGCGTAGATGACGCGGCGTACGCGCTCGTCTGCCATGATCACTGTACGGCGGCTGTCTGGTTGTGGAAAATATGCGGGATGTGGTGACTTCATGGCTAACCTGACCGCGATCCGCAACGCGCTGGCCACGCAGATCACCGCGCAGACCGGGCTGCGCTGCGACGCTCAGGCCCGGGACCAGGTGTCACCGCCGTGCTCGGTCGTGCTGCCCGGCCAGCCGCTCATCACCTACGGGGTCACCATGGACGGCGCGGTGAACCTGAGCTTGATCGTCTTGATCATCATCTCCGACGCGGCTCCGGCCGAGAAAACCCAGCGCGCCCTGGATACGTATCTCGGCGTCGGCGATGGCGAGGGGCAGTCTGTCCCGGGCGGCATCATGATCGACCCCACGCTCGGCGGCGCAGTAGATTTCTGCGAACCGGTCTCGGCAGGAAACTACAGCCGGATCGAATACGCGGGCGTCACGTACTTCGGTGCCCGGCTGAACCTCACGGTAGGAGCTACCTGATGACCATGCCCGCTCCCCGCATCGCTGGCACGTACGGCCGCCGTCCGCCCAAGCGTGCTCCGGCTATCCGGTTCTCGGCCATCCGCCACTCAGCTCTCGCTGTCCCGGCGGCTGTCGATTATCTTACTGCCATGAACGGCGGCTGGCTCATGCTCGGAAACGGCCCCGATGATAGTGTTCACCCAGGCTTTCCGGGATGCGGCGATTGTGTTGCCGTGACTTTCGCGAACATCCGCCGGGTCATTTCTAAGGCGATCGGCGGGCATGAGGTCTATCCGGGCTGGGCGGACGTACTAGCAATATACCGGACACAGAAC